GGTCAAGGACACCGAACAGATGTAGCTGAGAAAGCACAAAGACTTATGGACGGAGAAAGCATTAAAGATATCGCCATAGAAGACCCAGACTTGTACTGCAGATACAGGAATGGGTTCAAGGATTTTGGCTCATGGGGGCAGGAAATAGCTTCAAGGAAGTTTCGACAGGTTGAGGTTCAGGTTATTTGGGGGGATACCGGAACTAACAAAACGCGTCGAGCATTATACCCAAACGGGGATGACACACCGTGTGAAGGTTTTCTATTGGATGCACCTGATCACGGAGAAAGACTATGGTTTGACGGATATGATGGACAAGAGACACTAATTCTGGATGATTTCTATGGAGGCATAAAATACAGCAAATTATTAAGATTATTAGATGGACATCAATTCAGATGCCCTATCAAAGGGTCATTTACTTACGCAAGGTGGACGAAGGTGATTATTACTTCGAATAAAAGTCCCGAAGAGTGGTATAGCTTTGGCATGACGCCTGCACTAGAGAGGAGGATCGATACAGTTAATGGAGATCCATACTGTCCCGAAGTACTCCGAGGTAATACTGAGGACTCGGAGTATTGGTCGATAGATTAGGTAAAAGCCGGTGTGATAGGCTGTTCCCACAGACATAGATATGTGATCTGGACTATGACGTCACAAGTTTGCAGGGCCTGGCTATGAGTTGGCGCTTGGGATAAATTCCAGAAAATGCGTGATTCAGGGAGTTCCTGGCCTGTTGCAGATATTTGATCGTTGTCACGCAGGTCTTTAACACCTAGATACTTCTTAATACTGCACTTTGAAGAGATACGGGGGCGCCATCCTGCACCTTCACCAGGGGAATAGACGCTGTATCGTACGAAACGCTGGCCCAATATTTGATCTAAATCAAATGAGGCTTGAGCTAGGCGATTAACTAGTTCAGTGGCGACATAGAAGGCACGTGCGTGCTGACCTCCACTAGGAAGACAGGTAAGAACGATTTTAGAACCAATCACTGTGTGTTTATTATACAACTGGATCATCTGATTAAATCCGTTTGGCTGGTCGGGACTAGTTGGATTAGGCTGAGCCATACAGTTGGCGCGATAAGTTTTAACTACGGAAATACCACCGACATTATCAACCAAGATTTGAGTAGCATCCACGAATTTATGTTGCACGGCTCGTGAAGAACCAAGAAGAACAGGAATACGACGTTTACGGCGACGACGGCGGGGTTTCCTGCGCATTTTTCGTTTACGACGATAGCGACGGGCCATATATTATAACACAATATAATAATTCTGGAGTTGCGACGCGCATCGGGAGGAGGCCCGATGTTCCCGAAACAAGTTCGGCGCTAATGGCGCAACCAGTATAGCTGAATGCAGGTCGCCGGATCGGCCTGACGGCCTCCAGGCGGCGACAGGGTAGCAGGGCGGGACTTTCAACCTGGCGTCCCGCCAGGAAAGATTTCGCTCCGCGAAACTTTGAAATCCCGGAACTGGGGTGGGGAAATTGGGGAAAATAAAAATGTTGGTTAAGAACAATGGGACGTAAAAAGAGTGGACTCACAAAATTTCAAGGGAGTATGAAAAATATGTGCATGGGATTCGACAAGATTGATTTCGGGGCGAATCGACATTGGTGCGTAACTATATATGACATGGAATTCAAAAACCGGATGGATGAAAAATGTCCCGAAGAGATTCGATACCTAATAACGGGTTATGAAATTTGCCCGGATACAGGAAGACCACATTATCAAACTTACATGGAATTCCATAAACTCAAACCAAGATTTAGTACAGTACAAAAGATACTAGGAGTAAAAGCGCATTGCGAGGTCAGATGGGCGACTCGTGATGCTGCACGTACGTACTGCAAAAAAGATGAAAAATGGACAGAATATGGAAAGTGGATCGCTGGTCAAGGACACCGAACAGATGTAGCTGAGAAAGCACAAAGACTTATGGACGGAGAAAGCATTAAAGATATCGCCATAGAAGACCCAGACTTGTACTGCAGATACAGGAATGGGTTCAAGGATTTTGGCTCATGGGGGCAGGAA